ACCCCGAGTGACAAAGCGCCGCTTCAGGTCAAGCGAGAAAGTGTTTTCAAGATCAAGTATGTTGACGAACTGGTAAGTGCCGTCAGCCTCTGTGTCGCCAAGTGTGTCCAGCTTGCCCCAGGTATTGATCAACTCCGTCTTGGAGTCAATTCGCTCGGTGCTGGACAGGCTCAGCGCGTCATATTCATCGCTGTAGAAGCAGTCAGTTTTCTGACCCTGGAACGGCGGCGAATCCTGATCTTCACGCCTGGATTGCAGCAATAACTTGCCCCGCGTGTCCGGCAAGTCGATAATCACGCTCGTCTCATTAGCGCTGAGTCTGCCGCCGTCATCAGCAAACTTGACCAGCACCTCACCCTCGACCAGCGGGATCTTGGCACTCGTTGCCGAACCAGCAACAGCCTCGATCAAATCAACCGAGTTCGACCACGTTCCAGTGCCGTCGGTCAGGTTGGTGTGGCGGATGTAAACCTTGCCGCCGTGCTTAACGTCAAGGTCAACTGTTTCGGTCCACTTCAACGTGCCCTCTTTGTCGCTGGTCGCCTCAAAGGTCAGGCCCTGAACGTCTCCTGGGACAGCGGTTTTGCCAGCAGCGTTAAACGTCAGCGAGGTGAACTCAGTTGACTGACGCCCCAGTGCATTGATGCTGTAAATCTCGATCGTGTACTTTGCTGCCCTGGTGTCGAGGATTTCGGCGTCTGGCTTGGTAACCGTCAGCTGTTCCCAGTTGTCGTCGTCCGCCCGGTAGCGCACCTTGTACTGAGGAATGCCTTTGACCGCACTCCAGCTAACGAGAATCTTGACCCTCGCCTTGTCACTGACGGCGTAGAACTTCTCTTCCGCCTTCGGGTTATTTGGCGGGTTGGGGATTGGATTGAGGTTGGTGATGCTGCGTGATGCCAGCTTGTAGCCACGCTCCACGTGGGCATACTTACTGGCGTTGTATTTCAGCGCCGTGATCGCATACAGATGACCCTCCTTCTCCTGGACGGTCAGCACGCGATACTGCTGCGTTTGGATCGAATCTGTTTGCACGATCCAGACACTGTTGGCATTCGGTGCAGATGAAAATGCCGTTGCAACCGAAATTTCAGTGCCGTCACGGGCAGAAATGTCCCGCGTTTCGAGCGTTCCATCAGACAACAGCACCGACAACGTTGCATCAGTGCTGGGCAGCCCTTCAGCGTTATCGACCGTGATAACGGTGGTAGTCGCACTGTTGATCCGACCGCCATACCGGACACCAGCACGGACTGGATCTTGCACGTCGATCACTGCGCCTGGACGCACCAGAACACCAGCGTCGATCGACGCGGTGAAGCTCACAACGTCGGTTTCGTTCTGCTCGGAGAACAGAATCCATTGACCCAAGCGGTTTGCCTGACCGCGTGAGGTGCACGCAAACGCCTTGATCTGCGTAGCGACCCAGCCGTACTTCTCGATGGCGTCGCGGTCTTCGACAATCTCGTAGTTCTGCTCCCTGGTGTTCAGGTCCAGGTAGCTGACAACCGCAACCGTGTGACGAGTCTTGAGGTCAGAGCCTGCGTAGCTGAACCCTGGCTCCACCACATTGGAGCGGTTGAACAAATAGCTCGCGTCAGTCGGCTTGTCCTGGGTCAGCGTCAACGTCCCAGTAGACCAATACGGCTGGGTACGCATCACCGAGCACAGGTCGTTGACCAGCTTGTACGCCTCGTACTGGTTCTGAATCAGTGCGTTGCAGCTAAACCTGGCTTCCTGTCCGCCAAGGCCGTCATCGACCAGCTCGTTTGCGTACTGGGACGCAGAGAAGAAAGCAAACTTGTCGAGTTGCGCCTCAGCAACGTGGTCGCCAAAGCCATACCGCTTGTTTATGAGCAGGTCGTACAGAATCCAAGCAGGGCAGGTCGTCCACTGCGCAGCGCCAAACGTTCCAGTCCAAGTGCCGCTATACGTCAGGCGGCCAGTGTCTTGATCGACAGTGGCGTTATTTGGGATCTTTACCTTGATGCCACGGATCCGATAAGACCGAGCAGGAATGCTGTTGAACTGCTCAGCCTGGAAGCGGACACCAGCCAGTGCGCTGTTGGGATAACGCAGCTTTTGCTCGATGATTTCGGTGTAAGCAGCAAAAATCGTCGGGTTGACGTTGGTGTCGCTGCTATCGGCTGAAGTCCGGTTGATCCGAATATCGACTGGAAAATCACCGTCAAGCGTGATCACATAATCACGCTCGTACTTATCAGCAGTACGACCACTAATCGTTCGAGTGCCGCCGACAGTCGTATAGCCACCGCCGTTGTACTGAACCTGGATCTCAAAGCTGACACTCGTACCAAGTACGTCGCCCTCAGCCGTCCCACGCTCCAAGCGCGGAATCGCCATGCTGATGCGGACCTTATCGACCTCGGTGTTGGTGATTTGGCGCGTTACCGGAGTCGCCTGTTTGACCTCGGTGTTGACGCTAATAACGTTCTCGCTGGCCTCAAACCCGCTGACGTACTCCTGGGCGTTTGTTCCATAGCGAGCGTCAACCGTGACGCCTTTGAAGTTGTAATCCAACTCGCTCAGGTTGGTGACATCCGCTCCAGAACGCAGAACAGGCGTATCCGTCAGGAAAACATCCTTCAACAGAGCCAGGTTGTAGTTGGCAGAACCTCGGGTGTAATCACGCGCAGAAGGGAAACCCTCGATTTCACCTTCGCTCAGCAAGTCCAGAAGACTGGCGTGAGCAGTAGATGCCAGGTTGTCCGCTGTGCGGATTGGCGTTCGAGTCGCTGGTGGTGCCGACTGCTGGACAACAACCGTTTGCTGGACAACGGGTTGACTACCTCCACCGCCGCCACCACCGGCACCGATGATCTGCTTACGGTCTTTGCTGGCCATGTCAGATGTCGTCAACGTCGATGCCTGCAGAAATCACCACCGATCCAACAATCGTTTCCCCGTAAACAACAGGGACTGGAGTGCCTTGACGGCTGGTGTTCTGAATCCCACTAAAGCTATAGGACTCTTGCGGATCCAGCTCTGTTGCCTGCGTTGATGTATTCCTGCTTCGAGCATTGCCAACCGATGCAGGACCAAAACTTCCAATCTGCGGGGTTGGCGTCAACAGCTGCGAAACACCGCCCAAAATCATTGCCGTACCAATGGCGCCGATTGCAGTGGATGCCGCTGCGCCAAGCACAAAGCCCGATTGCACTGCAAAACCTGCCGCTAACGGGCCAGTCGCCGCCGTTCCAGTAAGCCCCGCGCCTAATCCAAGAAAGCCAGAGCCTGCACCTGCAGTGGCGATGGCAAAAGCAACTAACGCCACACCCGCCAAAATCCTTCCGGTGCCGCCGCCCGCACCGCCAAGCACAGGTACAAACTTGATCGTTTGACTAGCCGGATGATTAATCTGATCTAAATCACTTTCGTAGTTATCAACAATTACCTTGTAATGGCGTTCAGCCATGTGCTGCTCAAGGCCGGGGAAGTTGGCAACAAGCATCCTTATTGCTTCACCGGCACTGCTGATCTCAGCTACAAACCGGCGCTCGCCTACAAACTTCGCTAACGCCCCGTACAGCCTAACTTCACGCATCGTACCGAAGCACCTTCCCTGTGCATTTTAAGAGCCACTCGCCCAACAAATCACGACTGCTTAAACGACCCCTCAGGTGATGCAGCACCATCTGGTCACCGATATACACCCCCACGTGGTTCAGCTTGTTTGACTCCACTGCCATCAGCAGCGCGTCACCCTTCTGCATCTCCTCGATCTTCACCTCCTTAAACCCAATGCCCTCCCAGCAGTCGTCAAACATCGGGTTGGCGTTGAACTCCTCAGGTGTTGTTGGCCTGTCCCAATCCCGAAGTGCAATCCCCTGCTCTGCGTACCAGTCGCGCACTAGCGTCCAGCAATCAGTCACGCCCCACACCCAAGGGCGCCCGATTAGCGGTGCTTTGTACCCCTCTGGTTCGCACTGGCCCCACTGCTCAGTCTTTGGATTGACGATGTACCAGGGCAGCCCAGACTTTTCGCAGGCCAGTTTGTCGGCTTGACTGGGGATTGGCGGAGTAACTGGATGACTATGGATGACTGCTACGACTTCACCCTCGTCTTCAGCGGCGGCGTAATCGACTGGATCGAGTATGAAAAGCTCGTTTCCCTCAGCCAAGTTTTTACATGGCCAATACCGCTCCCGCCCCTTGATGACCAGCAACAAACCACATGACTCACGCGGATCCTCCGCTTTTGCGTGCTCCAGTGCTTTTGCCTTAGCGGTCGCCTTCATCCGTTAAACGCACCAATGCTTGGGAATCCTCCGAACGGTAGGGGGTTGTTGGTGCCAAATCGAATTTGGCAGCTACTTAGCTTTTTGCCACACCGATCAGCATCTGTGTTACCCACCACATTGTCGTTTTCGTCGTAGTAATCCGTTCCGCTATACCCACACTCCGAACCCTTGTAAATCCAAGGGCAAAGGTTGGCACTGCACTGACGCTTAGGCGCACGAACACCGGCAAGGTCAAACGCTGCCGCTAGTTCAAACTCCACCATGTCTCGGTCCTCCGAGACCTTACGCGCCACATAAAAAATTTCGTCAGGCAGCTTTGCTGTCGTATCTGGCGTCCCAAAAGGGTTGTCGCCGTCAAAGTTGGCATTGTCGATGTACCGCACCAATGTGCGGATCCTGGTCAGCTTCGCTCCGGTAAGGTCGTTGCCTGCTGTGGTGTTATTTACGTCCAGCAAGATTGCAGTAATACTCGCCAACAAGTTGGCAACACGAATCCTGGGACGAGGTAGGCTCCCGCTTTCAGCGTTGTACTCAAACCCTTCAACCTCAATCGGAAACTTGCTGTAAGCATTCCCGTCCCAAATAATGTCCTGTGTTCCACTGCCGACATCGTTGATGCCAGCGTGGAAGCGGTAGGTGTAGGCAGATCCGTGCAACGCTGCAGATAGCTCCAGCTCGAACAGCTCAACAATGCTGCTCGGGTTGATCTTCTGTAGCTCAGAAACAGGAATGGCCATTAGGGCTCAAAGACCTGGATAAATGTGGCGTTAATCGTGGCCCTGCCTGTATAGGGAATCGACTTGCTCCATTCAGGGCAAATCCACTTGTAAGCCGTGGTTTCATCCAAAGGCGTCCAGTCAAAGCTGGCAGAGTCCTCAGCCCTAGCGTCTAAGAACGTTTCGATTGTGTCGGCGTCAGTCTCGGACACGTTCCAAGTCAACGTCCACTGCTTGGGGTTCATGTGTGATGGGATTCCATACAGCAAGCGCTGCTGGTAGCCATCACCAAACTGGATGGTGCGAGTTCTGGGGCGACTTGTCTTTTGCGCCCCGTACGTCGGTGTAATCGAAGGGAACGTAGCCATCAGGCAAGCAAGCCTCCAGGACGCTTCTGTTTGATCAGCTCTTGGCGGATGGCAACGCCAATGGCTTCGCCAAGACGTTTGGAGTCTTGTGCGTTGCCCTCGACACTGCTGCCGGTTGCATCCACATTAACCACGATATTGGAAGCGCCTCCACCCATCGCATGGTTGGGGACAATGTTGCCCTGCGCTCCAGGGACAAATAGTTCTGGACCTCTTTCACCAACCATGTAAGGAGTGTTGGCAGAGACTGAACCGCCCAGCGCTCTTTTGCCGCCAGTAAACGTCCCAGCCAACGCGGAAAAGAAGCCGATCCCATCGTTCCCGCCAAGTGCACTCAACCCATAACGGAACAATGCGCTGCTAAGGCTCGTCAGAACATTGCGAAGAGCGCTGTTCCAGTCATTTGTGCCGTTAATCAAAGTCTCAAACAGCCCTGCAAACTGCTGACCTGCAGAATTAACAAGGGTATTGATCCTTTGCTGAGTCACTTCTTGCTCTCGAAGAGCCTCCGTGCTTGCTCTAATGCGAGCCTTTTGATCTGCTCTACGACGCCCCTCCTCAACACCGTATTTCTCTTGAAGTTCCCCTAGCTCAATCGCATACCGAACCTCCTCCTCATTCCCGGCCAACTTCGCCCGCAAAAGATCCTCCTGCTTATTAAGCTCCTGCGTCTCCCTGAATCGGACTTCCTGTGTGCGTTCGATAAGAGCAGCTTGTTGTTCCTCAAACCGCTGCCGTTGACGCATCAACCGCTCTGCTTCTTTTTCTGCCTCCGTTTTTTTCGGTTTCTTCTCTTTGGCAGCCGCCTCAAGAGCAGCAGCTGTCTGCCCTAGACCAGCAAATTGCTGTGATTCAAATGTGCGCTGACTTTCAGCGCCAATACCTTTGGCCGCTTCGAGGATTTCGCTAGTTGTACCTGTTAATCCGATCTGAGCACCTAGCCGCTTGATGTCTGCACCCTTAGCGCCTTTGCCGGTCCTACGGCCTTGAATTTGCAAAATTTGCTGAGCAACAGCGGCTCGCCCTGTTAAACCCTCTCGCTCCTTAAAACCACGCACCAAATTCCCCCGCTCCAGAGCATTGGCTAGCTGGGACAGCAGGGGGCCGACAAGCCTGGCAATGTTTGCCATGACCGTGGTAAAAATTGTGTTCAGCTGGTTGCCAAGCTTTTGCGCGTCCTCACCGAATTTTGTTAAAGCGTCAGTTGCATCTTTGCCAATGCGCATCGCAAAAATCTTGGATGCTTCAGCTGCAGCCTGCGCTTTACCGCCATATTTTTCAATCGTCGCTAGAAATCCTTCGACCTCAGTCCCCGAAATGCCTGCTGCGCTAGCAAACGTCTGTAGGTCAAAAGTCAACGGATTGAGTGACTGACCGACCTTCGCAATCGCTTGGCCAAATGCCTCAATCTGCGAAACGATTGCGGAAGCAGCAATAGATCCGCCAAGTCCGCCAACCGCTCCACCAATACCACCAGCCAATGCTTGAGCAGGTCCACCGCCAAACAACAACGGAAAACCAGCGCCGGTCAGAACATCCCTGGCGCGATTGTTGCCTCTAAAAGCTGCTCCGGCGCTTGGCAACCTTCTGCCCATCCGCATACCAGGAGGCAATGCAGGACCAGCAGGAGCCCCATAAGCGTTTGCATTTGCGAAGGTTGGAGGCAGGTTTGCTATTGCAGCAGTCCTGCTCATTTCTGCATTAACTTCTCGAATCCGCCGAGCCAAGTCAGCGTATTCAGCAGAGCCTCGATCAACCTGCCTGATGACCTGCTCTAAAACATTGCTGTATCCCTGCAGAGCATTAGTGGTGGTCGCTGGCTTAAATTCCAGCAATTTTTGCATTGACGCGCCAGTGGCAAACGCTGGGCCGCCACCGCCCATCGCCATCAACGAAAATGTTTTTGCAGTTGCTTCTGCTTCCCTATTGAGTCGTTTTAGGTCAGCAAAGGCTGCGCTAAAGTCACTTTTGACAATAGCTTGCGTAAAAGTAGTCCAGCCGTCTTTTGCGCTTTTTGCGCCCTTCCTGTAAGCCCTAAATTGAGCGCTCTGCTCACGAAGCGCAGAACTGCCTTTAGTTAATACGCCAGTAAATTGAGTAAAGCTTCTCGCTGCCTCTAGGGCAGCTTTTTTGTTTTTATTTATTTCGTCTTTAGCTGCCCGACGAGCGTCGGTAATTTTTTTCTGGGTACTTGTACCGTTTTTCTGTATATCAGCTAAGTCTTTCTCAATCGCACGCAGCTCTTTCAGCTGCTGGGTCAGCTTGTTTAACTGACCCGACTGTACGTTTACGCCAATATTGATGCCATAGTCGGCCATGGCTGGACGTACTGCTACTGCTCAGCCAAGTCTATCGCGCCCCAGCTGTTCTGACCCCTCGTGCCATCCTCGACCGATCCATCACCTTTTCCTCCTCCTCAGCCTTGATCGAGAAGTAAGCCGCCCAGCTAACCAACTCCTCCTGAGTCAACCTTTCCGATAACTCGGCAACGGTCATCCCAAGCTCTTTGGCGAGAAAAAAGATGAAAAGCCAGTCCTTATTAGCTTTTGAGGGCTGCCTTCGCTTCCTCCACCTTCTGCTCCGTTCCAGAAGTCAGCATGGCTAGCTGGATGTCCTGCAGCACTCCGGCATCCACCTCGCGGCGCAGCATGGCACGTTCACCGTCTTGAAACAGCCGCTTGCCGTCTTTATCCAGCGCTTTTTCAATCATCAGATTCAGCGCAAAATCACCCGCGTCATCTGAGTCGGTCTTCTTTTGGATCGACTCGCGCTCAGCAATCGTCAAAGGGTGCCAATACACCTCAAGCACCACCTCGCCATCAGCTTCAACCTCGTGCTTGTAGAGCTGGCTAACGCCAAACTTATTTCTCAGAAGCTCAGTGGCTCGCATAGGATGCTGATTTTGGCCACACTATACTATGCCGTTGCTGTGAACTGGCAAGAGATTACGCCGATAAAGTGAGACCTATCCTCCACATTCAACGGCGTAGGACCAACAATGTCCAACACTCGCGGCCTTGAACTATAGGTATCGGTATATCCACTCGCGTTCACTGAGGTCAGGCCGTCAATCACCGCCTCACTGATCGCTGAAAGCACCGACGTGCCAGCAGATTTGGGCACATACACGTTGCATTGGATCGTTCCGGCGTAATAATCCTGCGCAGCACCTTGGTTTTGAAGAGTCGCCTGGCCAAAGTTGACTGACATCAAAATGTATTTCGTACTCTTACCTGGAGTCGTAAACGGCACGTTGTCATACACCATCAAAACATCACTGTCAGCGCTGGCTACCGCGTCAGTGACAGCTTTTTCAAAAGCAGCGCGAGCGTTGACGAGAGTCATGGTCAGATCTCCGTATAGCCAATATACGTCTCACCAGCAGTCGAACCAAATACACCCTCTTTTGCGGTCGAAGCAACAGAAAGCAGCGGCTTGCGCTCTTTGAATTTCTCCTTAATCAGGCGAGCCATTTCTGGCCCTTGGACAAACGCTTGGACCTTGCCGTTCTCTAATGCATAAATTGCATACTCAGCGCTGTTGCCGATATACACCCGCCGCTTGTAATTAAACTGCCGCTCTGGTGGGTAAAAACGAGGTTTAATCGTATAAGACTTTGGAACAGCCTCCTTATTCCACACGGCGTTGCGCTTGGTTTTCGCTAGTTCACTCCACGGGGAAAACTCTTGCACACGATCTATTGGCTGAACAGGCGATAGTTGAGCTTTCCAGCTCGACGCAAAAAAACCAGTCCACACAGGACTGCGCTTCTTCGTCGCCAACCGCCTCATCGTGGTGCGCACCAGATCATTGAAGCTCTCTTGCATGTGAGCATCCAAGTCAGGAATGATCTGATCAATTCCGGCTCGCTTGGCCATCAGAATCGCACCAGCACAACGAACAGGATGCCCTTATACGTTTTTACGTCCGTAATCTGAGCGACTCGATCACCGTCGGCGTACTTGAACGTGATCTCGTCTTGGAGCGTTGGTTGGTTGTTGCCGATCAAATCAGGAGAGATATAAACCTTGGCCTCACGCTCTTCACGTCCCTCTTCCTCTTCGCTGTTGATGTACTCAACTGGAACGTAAATGTCCTCGTAGGGGCGGTCAAACTGCGTGAACTCACCAGTTGCCACGTCATACGACGTGCTCAAGCGGCGGGTGTAAGTAATTTTGCTGTCAAGGCCCTTGCCCAGATCAGCAACTACCGCCTTAGCGGCATTCAACAATGCAGTTTTAAGTTCGCCAGCCATCTCAACCCCTCACCACACGTACTTGATAGCTACCGCTACCTCCAAGGCAATAAGCGCCAAGATAAGACTGAAGCCAAGGGTAAATGTCGAATACGTTATTGACAGTTCCAGTAGCTTGGCTAGCAGTGTTGTACTTGACCTCCAGGTCTCCGAGCTTGACGGCTTCGTATAACCCCGTATCGCCGGTAGACCCTGTAATCGAGTCCGTGTCATTGGCAAGTGCCCGTGCCAGCTCGTAAGTAGCGTATTTGATGTCAGCCGGAATGGTGCTACAAGTCAGCTCAACACGGTCAACGTGGTAATTGTTGCGGGGCCATTTCAGTGCTTGGTCCTCATCGCAACGATCACCGTAAAAATTCAAGCTGTCGATCCAGCGCGTAGCTGAGATCAATGACCGATTTTTCTGGTCATCCGTTTTGTCGTCCCAGGTGGTGCTGCTCGGGACGGTTTCAAAGTAACTGTTGGCCTCAGCCAACGTCACATAGCTATTGGCTGTCTCGCTCTTCAGTGTGGCGTTGATCGTGGCAGCCATAGCAGAAATAGGGAAAGGCCCCACCTAATGGTAGGGCCGGTTTCACTCTGATTAACCAGACGCTTAGGGAATAGCGGTGGTGTCCAGAGGGGTGTTCACGATCAGTTCCACAGCAGGGATCAGATCGATGTCGTAAGTGGCGCTCCAGTTGCCCGAGGTGGCCAGGTTGGCGTTGGTCGGGTTGTCAGAAGCAGAGGTCCACTTGGTTCCCATCAGGTGATAAGCACCGTGATAGTCAACCGAGAGAACGTCCTGCTTGGAGAGCACGTTGCGATCAGCTTCAACCCGCAGGTCTTGCTGGACGCCTTCCAGGATGGAACCGGACTTCAGCATGTAGCAGCGGAACTCGCTGACATGAGTCGAAGTACCAGGACGAACAGTGTTGACCTGGCTATCGACGATCACGCGCATACCGGCGAATTCGCCAACTTCACGTGCTCCGATCCCGACGCCACCACCGCCCCAGGTCACAGCGCCAGAAGCGGCGAGTGCAGAGGTCGAGAAGGTCAACATACCCACCTGATACAGGTAGTACGCAACCGAGGGGTGGACGACCAGGATGTCCAGCTCTTCACCACGCTCACCAAGCAGAGAGCGACCTTCAGCCACAGTGGCGGCAGTCAGGTAGTTGGCTTCAGCTTGACCGCTGGTGGCGGCAACAGCTTTGTCCAGAGAGTGACCAGACAGAGCAGAACCAAACAGACCGGAAAGCTGAGAGAACAGACGAGCGCTATTCAGCTTGTTGATCGCGTCAGCCAGCTGGTTGCGGATGTGAAGCATGGGATCTTCACCAGCAGCCAAAATTGCGCTGTCATCGACGGCGTATGCAAAACCGCGATGGCAAATAGTGGCAATTTGGGTTGCGGTTCCAATCTTCTGGGGAGTCAGGTAACCAGCAGTGCTGGTGCCCCAGGTAGCGGTCCCGTCCATGATCTCCTCAGTAGGAGACACAGGATTGAACTCAGGAACTTGAATGCGAGTACCGCCTTCACGTGCATCGAGAAGGCTGTTACGCACCACCGCACCGCTCTGCAGGAACAGGCTGCGCTCTTTGATTGCCTCAGACACATAAGTGCTGAGATTATTCCTTTTTACGATGTCCGCCAGAAGGACACCGCCGGAATAATTCTGAAATGGGGCTGCCATTTCAAACTCCAGTGATGATGTTTACGTGGTTCAAGTCACGGACTTGAGTGGTGTCCCACGGGGACTTATTTACCCGCCTCTCGCTTGAGCACGGCTGCAAGCTGAGGATCGGATTCCTCCAAGGTCATTTGCCTTGTTAGGTTAAAGGTAGCATCTGCATAGGGATTAGACATGCCCGCTGCAGAAGCAGTACCAGTATTGGGTTTTGCACCCATACCGGCAGAGCTGCTGGGTTTGAAGTGATGTTCAAAACCAGAGCCAGGATTTTTTAGCTTTGCAAGATGCACGTTCAGGTCTTGTTCGACCCCACCGTCGAGGATCACAACGCGACCGTCATCAGTTTTCTTCAGGTTGCCCTGAACCAACTGAAGCATCTGCTGAGCGTTGATAGCACCCGCTTGGCTAATGGCAGCCAAGGCTGAGGTTTTCATCGCAGCAACTTCATTTGAAGTTTTCAGCTCCTGCAGCTGTCGCTCCAGGTCACTGATTTGCTGCTGCCGCTCTTGAGCGGTTTTGTTGGCCTCCTCCCAGAGAGGCTTGTACTGCCCTTGATCCTCGAGAGTTTTCAAGCGCTTTTCGTTTTGCGTCTTGTAAACCTCGTCAAGCTTGGTTTTGATGCCTTGAAAACGTTCGTCGGCTTCAGCAGCTTGCTTTTTAAGGGCAGCAATTTGACTCTCGTACTCAGCGCGAAGCTCAGCAGAGTTGTCAGTCGCTGGAACGCTGATGTCAACAGTGCCAGCCACGGACTGGTCAGGAGACGCCACGGGCGTTTCCTGGATGACTTGTTCTTCCATAATTAGGCTTCAGGTGCCGATTCAGTTGGCGCTTCTACCTTAGTAGGTTCAACTTTGGACTTACTTTTTTTGGCAGGCTTAGCGGGAGCTTCAGCTTTTGCCACAACTGGTTTACCGTCAGCACCCACAGGAACGATCCCGTTGGCTTCGCTGATTTCAACCATCTGCCACTTGTAAGTGCCATCAGGTTGTAAAACCTTGTCTAGTGATTGACCCATGATCAAAAGGTCTTAGTTCGGGCTCACTGTACCTGTTGCGCTTGATCTTGCGATTCAGTTGAAGTTGGCAGGATCTCACCGTTGACCAGCATCTGACGGAACTCCTCACGATCAATGATGTTCTCATTAAAGAGAGCAGCCAGAGCAGTCACGTCTTGACCGATCAAGCGATGGAGGTCAAAGTCACGGCTGATGCTGACTTCAGGCGCTTCAATGCCGAGATAATTAGCTGCGAGGTCAAATGACTTTTGCAGGCTTTGCTCAAGGTCAAGCGACACCATCGACAGCATCGAATTAGTGTCCACACGATCCAGACGGCGAGCATCGGCAGACTCAGCGACAAACTTTTGCTGGCTCAAGGTACTGATACCGAGAGTTGCCATCTGCTGCTGCAGCTCGCGGATTTCGTTGCTTTGCGCTTCGAACGCACTGGATGCAGGCTCGACGTAATACGCCTTATTGCCAGGCTGCATCGCCATTGCGTAGTTGACGCTGATGGCCATGTCTTTGGTCTGATCGTCCCAGCCCTCGAGCACCAGCATCGGCTGTGACGCCACGTGCAAACTATGGATCAGGTCAGCTTGGCGTTGGAAATGAGCCAAGTTGAGATAAGCAATGTCCAGCAGCGGTGGCTTGCTGGTCATCGTGTCGGTTTTATTGGCGTAGGTCGTGACTAGCGGAATTTCGTCCAGGCTGTACGGACCTTCTTCAACCAGCTCGTAATTTGCCTTGGCATCCGTCTGGTCGAATGCAGATGGGTATGGAAAACCTCCCTGCATCTCTTGCTTTTGCTGATCCTGGCGATAGATCCGATAACGACCAGGCTCAATAACGCGAACTTGGTCATAGACCTTCTCTCCGAACTCGCCGTCAGCAACAACAGCTTTTTCGCCAACCCGAACTTGGATCAGCTTTCCGTAGTTGGATTCACGGTCGAGTCGCCAGCCATAGATGTTGGTTGGATCAACTTCAATCCAATAGGGCCGACGATTAAGAGCACGCTCTTCTGCAAGACTTCTGGCATCCGAAGGAGCCGGGAAATCAACGAGTGTGTGACAGTGGCCGTAGGTAAGAGCACAGATCAGCAGCCGCCGAGCGTATTCGTCTAAATCAGACCCACAACCGTCAACGTCTTTGGCAAATACGTCAGTCCAGTACGAATCGCCAACCAAGCTGATCGGTTTACGCAGGATCAAACCTGCAGCAGCGCGGATCAAACGCTGCGTATAAGGAGAAAACACCGCACGGTTTACACGTGCCAGGTACGCGGAATAGTCCTCGCGGGGTTCGAGGGGAAGGAATGCCTCGCTGTTTTCGCGTAAATACTCAGTCCCTAGGCTGACCGCTTTCATAATCTCCCAGCCCTTCATCTGGTCGATCACCGCTCGTGTTCGAACGAACGGACTGTCAACGCTTCCCATATAGGAAGAGCTGACAAGGTGAGTGCGGACTAGGCCAGGGACGGAGTAGGTCATTTCACCATTTCACGCGATTGGCCCAATAAGCCGGAGAAAATTTGCCACGCGAAATGTTTGCCGCATGGCGAGCCTTGAAGGACTCACGGCGGCGTTTTGCTGCTGCACTTTCACCTTCACGCTTTGGTGAGCCACTGACTCCCTGCTGCCCGAATCGGATTAACCGAATCTTGTCCCCTTCCTTAACCAGAACGGCATGGGATTTAGTGGGGTGGTTCGGTGTGCGCTTGGGTTGGTTGTACCCAGCAAAACGCTCGCCGCGATATTCCACCATCGGGCTAACCCTTATTCAAGGTTGCTGGTGATGGCACCGCTGGTCACGAAGTTGCAGGTGGCAACGACAAGATCACCCACAGTGGATGCAATATCCATGCTGGTGATGATGCCTGCGAAGCTGACCGAATCGGTGCCAGAGGTGGTGCCGGTGGTAAACAGCTCGAAGGTGGCGTCTGCAGTGTCACCAGTGTTGATGACATCTTCGATGAACGCGGCTTGGCCGGTTGCATCAGGGTCGTAAACCAGCTCAACGGTGCCGGAACCGGACACCAGGCTGCCAACAAAAGAACGGAAGGTGTCGCCGTGATCGGTGACATCCAGCGTGTCTTTAGTGATATTCAGCGTCCAGCTACGGGTGCCAACGATGGTTGCGTTGGTCGTGCCGGCGGCATCAAACTGAACAGCACCTTCTTCGCCGCGAAGAATGGCCATGACTAGACATAGGAAGGGTCTATACCCTGAAGTCTAACTCTTTAGTTGCGTTGCAACACGTCGTTTTCAGGCTTGGACCAAGTGTTATCACCTGGGATTGGCTCGGTGCCGTACTCCCAGGTGTCGTAATCCTCTTCGTTACGAGGATCTTCGTCAGCCATGGTATCCGGCAACAATATGCGGAGTTAATGCCACCGTCCCAGAAGATATGGAGGCAATGCGCATTCGGATCTTTGTGGCGGCCCTTCCGTCGTAGAAATAGACGTATTGACCAGCAGAGGTGATTGTTTTGCTGGTGTCAA